TCTAAAGCGCTCTATAGGCGTTTTTTGCGTCTTTAAGCGATTGAAGATAGCGCTCGCGGCATCCTCAATCGCTTAAAGACGCTTAAAACGCCTATAGAGCGCTTTAGAGCCTTCCTTTATGCAAACCCTGATACTCCATTCACACCAGCAGTCTCCGAGGCTCTATTGGCATCCTTGAGCGAATTTAAGCCATCTCTAGTAGTCGTTGATGGAGTAAATGCCGCAATGAATCTAATGGGTCTTGACTTAGAGAAAAACAAGGATGCAACCGAATTCTCACAGAAAATCCTGAGACCCTTGCGAACCTTTGGCTCTGGCATCTTGACCATTGACCACGTTACAAAGTCCAAAGATAACCGTGGCAATTATGCCATTGGAGCGCAGGCCAAAAGAGCTGATATTGATGGGGTCGCTGTCAGTGTTGCCGTTGAGCAGCCATTCGGCCGTGGCATTGACGGCGCCCTGTCTCTGACTGTCACGAAAGACCGACCAGGCTTTGTCCGCGCCATCTGCCCCGACGCCAAGACGCTAGGGATGGCAAATATCAAGAGCCTGCCTGATGGCACCATCAAGTTGTCAATCTCAGGTGGCACCGTCAAGGTTTCCACAAGAGAACAGAAGATGGAGGCAGTCAGCAATCTGCTCCTTCGTGTTGGATACGAGATGGGTCGCAATGAGATCGCCGAGCATCTGCGTAGGGAAGGTCATTCCATTGGCAATGACGACCTGAAATTGGTCATTGAAGGCTTGGTGGCAAAAGGTGCCATCAGTCATCGCAAGGATGGTCAAAAACATTTGTACGGTCATCTTGAGGAGTTTTTCTCCAACGATGTGAAAGCGTGGGTGCCTGGTGAGTAACCGTTCCGCTGTTCCGAAACCGTTCCGCTCCATTCCGCGGAACAGTAGCGACACGCCGTACCAAACCGTTCCGCTGTTCCCCCTCTTTAGAGGGGAACACGGAACGGTGGAACGGTCAGGTTCGGAGGACTGGTTATGAACCATTTTAAGCCCATCCTTTGTAAAAGGTGCGGAACGGTTGTCTGGAACGGATATTCGTGGGCAGGCTTTCAGAAGATGCTCGATACCCAGAAGTTGACCATCGAAGAAGAGGTCATCAAGAGAATCAACGGGCTGATGACTTATGAAGCCCACAGAACCCAAGTCTCATTTGAGGTTGTGGAGAGAAGCCTGAATCGAATCAAGTGGGCCAAGCCAGATAAGAACCGCATCATCTTGGCTGACCATCACTGCTCTGATTTTAAGTTGTTCCAGTCCATCGACACTGTTCCCGATTATTGGGCAAGGCCAGTTGTCGCCAGTAGCCCAGTGGAAGGATTTCCGTTCTGATGCAATGCACCATTTGCAGTAGGCAGGTTTCAAATGAAGGTGGATGCAAGAGCTGCACCGCGAAAGTTAGACAGGCACTGGCAGAACTACCTGATCTGCAATGGCAGGCAGGGTTCTACTTGGAACCGTCCCGCACTGGCTCAGGGATGGCGACGATGGAGCGCACCATAGGCATCAATGTCAATGCCCTAGATTTCAATGTGGCAACTGACCTTCTGGCAGTGTTGCATTCGTGGGAAGTCATTATCAGGCGAGAGCGTGGGTTGACACCGCCCGCCCTTATGACCAAAGAGCCAACGATTGAAGCTGAAGTCCAGGCTACCTGTGACTTTCATCTTGCCCATCTGGAATGGTCTTTGTTGCAGTCGTGGGCCGTAGAATTTGCGGGGGAGATTTATGGGCTGCATGCCAGGGGGAGAGCAGCTGCCAAGCAATTTAAGGAGCAGGCAAGAAGGATTCCTTGCCCAACCGATGACTGCAAGAAGTTCGTTGTCATTGATGTTGATGACCTAACTCGCGACGTCAGTTGTTTTGGATGTAAGCAAACTTGGACTGTATTGAGATTGGTGGCATTGGCGATGAGTAATCCGAATAGGAAGTTCTTCCTAGATGTGGAAGCGATAGCGCTATGGCTCCAGACAACAGAACGAGAGATTTACCGAATTATCAGAAGATTCAACATTGAAAAACGCGGCAAGATGTACGACCTATCGGGCATCATTGAAGCAAGGAAAATTTGACAATGTTGTCGCAAGAGCGTGATATAATTCCATTATCAGAGTCGGCTGTCTCTAACGAAATTGAAGAGATTGACGAAGCATTACATCACGCTTCAGAGACAAAGAACAAGCCAGACTTTTCCCCAGAGCAACGCGAGATTGTTGAACAGTTCATTGATGAGCTACTAGACACGCGATTGGAACTCAAGAAATGCTAAACATAAACATAAGCATTGGGGAAGTAGAAACCGAACTTACAACTGATGAAACATTACATTTTGACGCGATTGAAACATTGCTGACAAGAGCAGTGCAATCAACGCTGACGATGTATATGTCATTACCTATCAATGACCGAATGGCTTCACTTGGTCTGGAAGTGGATGACGAAGAAGATGAGGACATCGAGTAGCGATACTAAGCAGTGTCGTAAGTGTCTTAGAATTCTTTCAATAGATAATTTTCGTTTTCATAACATAAATGAAAACAAACGCCATAACATTTGCAGAACGTGTAGGCAGATTCATAGGAAAGTTGTTCGTACTGCTAACCGTGAAGAATACGAAACGCTGTTGCAAGACCAAGACAGCGCGTGCGCAATCTGTGGCATCACTGCTGAGGAAATTGGTAAGAAGTTAATTGTTGATCATAACCACGAAACATTAAAGATTCGTGGCTTATTGTGTTGGCGTTGTAATTCAGGATTGGGATTCTTCAAAGATAACCAAGCACACTTGGCAATGGCAATCGAATACTTAGTGAAACACGATGACGCTTCCTAGACCGTGTGTTGATTGCGGAACAATTGTAAGAGCTGCACGATGCGCACAATGTAAGCGGGTGCGGGAGCGGCAGCGACCATCCAGACTTGACCGCGGATATGATTACCGTTGGCGCAAGTTGTCAAAGCAGTTACGCGAGATGCATCCATTTTGCAAACAGTGTGGAACAACAAAAGATTTAACAGTTGATCACATCGTTCCATTAGTTGACCTGCATCCTGAATTGCGTTACGAAATTTCAAACCTGCAAGTTCTATGTCGTCGATGCAATAGCACAAAAGGTGATAGATAGGGCCCCAGGCATTATCTGGTACGGTCAAAATCCTCATGCACGCGAGCGGTTATTTACCCCGACGCCTTCAGGACGCAGCTAGCCGATGTTCATGACCCTGGGGGATATGGAGTATTTGTATGAAATGTCTGATTTGTAATATTGAAATAAAACAAAGTCAGTTAAAACGTGGTAGAAAAAAAAATTATTGTTCAACTATTTGCAGACAAAAAATGAATACAGTTACGCATAGACAAAAATATGCAATTGATAAAAATTGTTTATTTTGTAAAAATATTTTTAAATGGCAACCTTATGTAAAATATTGTAGTAGCAATTGCAAACGTCTTGCAACAAATGCATCAAGACGCGCAAAGAAAAACACCAGTATCTGTGCAATTTGTGGCGGTCAAGCAATTGGTTCAAACAACTGGGTTCGTAAATACTGCTCGTTTGAATGCCAGCTTCAAGGTATTTATGGCGGCAAGCCACCACTATCTGAACGCAGCCGAAAGGCTCAACGCAATATGCGTGAGCGGTCAGCGCCTGGCTTGAATCTTTATGAACTAAGACTTTTGCGGCAACGATGGAAAGATGAAGGTCGCCTTTGTCAATACTGTTCGGGGCCGTTCGACACAGTTGATCACATAATTCCACTAATGCGCGGGGGCGATAATATGGAAACCAATCTTGCTCCTTGTTGCAGAAGTTGCAACTCCAGCAAGGGTTCAAAATTATTGGCTGAGTGGAAACCTGAAATTTATGCCTAATCCGCCTAAGCCAACAGAACGCAAAAGGCTTTTAGGTAATCCAGGCAAAGGCAAATTGCCTGACCTTAATAAAGTCATAGCTCTTCCACATTTGAGCGACCCACCAGTGCATTTGTCAAAATCTGCTAAACAGACTTGGACTGAGATTATTCAAACTGCGCCGTGGGTTGCTACCACAGACGGCAAATTGCTTTTAGAACTTTGTGAAAAAATTGAACTTAAAAAAGACCTTCAAAGAAAATTAGATGCGTCTGATTATGTTCTTTATACTGACAAAGGTTATGCTTATGCAAATCCTTTATTCGGAATGTTATCTACTACAACATCAGAAATAGTAAAATTACTATCAATGCTTGGATTGACTCCAGTTGATAGAACGAAAATGGGGGTTGCAGAAGTGAAGGCTCGATCAAAGATTGAGGAACTTCTGGCAATGAAAAATGCAAAATAATAGTTGGCCCCCTAGATGGCTTACACCAGTTCCCGAAGAAGATAGACTCCGTGGTGATGGTGAAATTTATGCCGCATTTGCAGAGACGCTTTGTCGGGTAACTAAGGATTCAATTGCATCGCCTGCGAATAAATTATTAGTTCTCAGATCCTGGCAAAAAGAATTGTTAAGTCACGTTCTTGCCCGCCGCGAAGATGGAAGATTTAGACATCGCACTGCGCTTGTAGGTGTCTCTCGCAAAAATGGAAAGTCAGCATTAGCTGCATCTGTTGGTCTTGCGGGTCTAACTCTTGGTGGCAATGGTTCGGAAATTTATTCCTGCGCTGCTGATCGCGACCAAGCACGCATCGTATTTGGAACAGCGAAACGAATGGTTGAACTTGAACCAGAACTTTCAGATATGTTCACCTTATACCGCGATGCAATTGAATTCAAAGAAAAAGGTTCTGTTTATCGCGTTCTTTCATCTGAGGCTTACAGTAAAGAAGGTCTTAATCCTGGCCCACTTGTAATCTTTGATGAAGTTCACGCACAACCTAATCGTGAGCTGTGGGACGTAATGTCGCTCGCGGGTGGCGCTCGCGCCGACTCACTTCTCTTCGGCATTACAACCGCTGGTGTTAAAACACAAAGCAATGGACAAGATTCACTTTGTTATTCGCTTTATCAATATGGACAACAATTAGTAAAAAGCGAACTTCAAGATTCGTCATTTTTCTTTGCTTGGTGGGAACCTAAAAACGCAGAAGTTGATTATCGCAATCAAGATGCTTGGGCTGAAGCAAATCCTGGTCTTGCAGATATTGTTGATTTAGAAGAAATGCAATCAGCAGTATTAAGAACACCAGAAGCTGAATTTCGTACTAAGCGAATGAATTGCTTTGTCAGCACTGCAACTGCCTGGCTTCCTTCTGGAACGTGGGAAGCGCTAGAAGATAAAGAGCGTTTGCCAGAACCAGGTGAAGAAGTAATTCTTGCATTCGATGGTGCGTTCTCTAATGACTCCACAGCATTGGTTGCTTGGTTACTTGGTGGCGAGAAGCCACACTTAATGGTTGTCGGATTATGGGAAAGGCCAGCAGATGCAGACAACACCTGGCATGTCCCAGTTGCAGAAGTCGAACAAACAATTATCAACACTGCACGCGATAATCGCTTCAATGTCCGCGAGATTGTTTTCGACCCTGCCAGATGGCAGCGAACATTTATGGTTCTCGATGAAGAAGGATTGCCAGTCGTAAGTTATCCCAACAGCGCCGAACGTATGGTGCCAGCAACACAGAAGTTTTATGAAGCAGTTGTCAATGGCTCATTTACTCACGATGGCGATGAGCGACTTGCACGCCATATCAACAACTGCGTGACCAAGCAATCAAGTCGTGGTGTGATGGTGAGCAAATCAAATAGCAAGCGCAAGATTGACGCCGCCGTCGCCGCCATCTTTGGCTATGACAGAGCCACAGCAGCGCCAGAACCAAAGGCGCCAGTTCCAAAATTCTTTTCTCTCAACCTTTAAGGAGCGATGATGAAGAAAATCGATTGGTCAGTCCTTGCCGAGATAATTGGCATTGGCTTGGTCGCCACAGGAATCGCATTAGTGTCAATTCCACTTGCTCTTGTCACAGTTGGTGGTTTTCTAGTATGGATTACGGAGAAGAATTAAATGAGCGCAGGCATCTATAACGATGTGCTAGATCAGGGGGCAACTTACAATCTCGTGGTTGTATATAAAGACAACAACGATGCTCCCATAAATCTCACTGGTTACAGTGCCTATATGCAGCTTCGCGAGAATTACGATTCAACAACTGCTGACCTGACTTTATCAACTGCTAATGGCGGCATTGTCATTGATGGCGCTTTGGGTAAATTAACAATTATTGCAACAGCAACACAAACAGGGGCTTTAACTGCTGACTATTATCTTTATGATTTAGAACTTGTGAATGGACCGTCAATAACTCGTTTATTGCAAGGTCAAATCACAGTGAATAGTGAGGTCACTCGTGTCCCTTAAAGTTGTTGTAAATAAGACAACCAATCAAGTTGAAGTTTCAGCTCCTGGTCCACAAGGTTTGCAAGGTCCAAGCGGTCCTACAGGTGCCACTGGACCTGCTGGTGCGACAGGTTCTATCGGCGTCACAGGTCCCATTGGTGCAACTGGCGCAACTGGAGCAACAGGCCCCACTGGTCCAACAGGTGTTACAGGTCCTGTTGGTGTTACAGGTCCAGTTGGTGCAACAGGTGCAACTGGCGCAACAGGTGCAACGGGACCACAAGGAATTCAAGGCATTCAAGGTCCAGTTGGCGTAACAGGTCCCATCGGTGCAACAGGTGTTACAGGTCCTGTTGGTGCAACTGGCGCAACTGGTGATATTGGTCCAACAGGTGCTACAGGTCCACAAGGTATTCAAGGCGATGTCGGTGCAACTGGCGCAACAGGTCCACAAGGTATTCAAGGAAATGTTGGTGCGACAGGTCCAACAGGTGCTACAGGTCCAACTGGTGCTGACTCAACTGTTCCAGGTCCAACTGGATCAACTGGTCCGATTGGTGCAACAGGTCCGACAGGTGCAACTGGTCCTGTTGGTGCAACAGGTGCGACAGGTGCAACAGGTGCAACAGGAGCTACTGGTGCCGATGGCGGTTCTGCTAACTATTATGATTACAGAACAAATACAGGCAGCACGTCAGGAAATCCTGGCAGTGGTCAATTGCTTTGGAATAATGCAACACAGACTTCTGCAACACAAATCAATATCAATCACATTAACAATGACAATGTTGATATTGATATTTTTCTTGCTCTTATTAAAACAAATGATGTTCTTATTGTTCAAGACAAAAATAATTCTGCTAATTATCAAAAATGGACTGTTTCTAATTCCATAACAATTCAAACTGGTTATGTTGAAGTGCCAGTCACATTGACAACTTCTGGTGGAACTGGCACAACAGGATTTGCAAACAACATTGCAATCATTCTCGCCGTTGTCTCCGCTGGCGTCGTCGGACCGACAGGTGCCACAGGCCCCGTCGGTGCCACTGGCCCCGTTGGAGCTACAGGAGCAACAGGTTCAACTGGACCAATCGGAGCCACAGGCCCGACAGGAGCCACAGGGCCAATTGGCGCGACAGGTGCCACAGGACCCGTCGGTGCTACAGGTTCAACAGGTGCAACAGGTGCTGGTTTAACAATCAAGGGAACTGTTGCAACCGTTGGTGATTTACCTTCGAGTGGAAACACAACAGGTGATGCTTACATCGTCACCGCTGATGGTCATCTTTATGTTTGGAATGGATCATCATGGGTTGACGCTGGCGCAATTGTTGGCCCGACTGGTGCAACTGGACCAGTAGGAGCAACAGGTGCGACAGGACCAGTAGGTGCGACAGGAGCAACAGGACCACAAGGCATTCAAGGTGATGTTGGCGCAACAGGTGCGACAGGACCACAAGGCATTCAAGGCATTCAAGGTGATGTCGGTGCCACAGGACCGATTGGTGCAACTGGCGCCACAGGACCGCAAGGCATTCAAGGTGATGTTGGAGCAACAGGTGCAACAGGACCTGTTGGCGCGACTGGTCCTGCTGGTGCTACGGGTGCAACTGGACCTCAAGGTATTCAAGGTGATGTTGGAGCAACTGGTGCCACTGGACCTGCTGGTGCAACTGGACCTGCTGGCGCAACTGGAGCAACTGGACCTGAAGGTGGCAGCACTACTCTTACAACAAAAGGCGATTTACTCACTCGTGATTCATCTGCTTTGGCAAGACTTGGCGTTGGAACAGATGGTCACGTTCTAACTGCTGACTCAGCACAAACGCTTGGAATTAAATGGGCTGCCGCTGGCGGTGGAACTGCTGGTGATTCAGACCAAACAATTTTACCTGGACAGATATTCGGATAGGATAATAAATGGCGACATATAGCAAAGTAGTTCTCAGCGGATCAACACAAGGCAAAGCAATCAAAGTTGCTGCTACTGCCTCGACTGGAACAACGATTCACGCAACTGGAACATCATCATCTATTATTGATGAAATTTGGCTTTATGCGTACAACTCCGATACTTCTGCACGTTTATTGACTATTCAGTTTGGTGGAACAACCGCTGTCGATAATGACATCAAAGTAACTATCCCACCGCAGTCAGGCTTGACTCTTGTAGTTCCTGGTTTGATTCTTACAGGCACAGGTGCTGCAGCAAATACTGTCTATGCTTACGCTGCAACTGCTAACGTCGTTACAATTTCAGGATACGTCAATAGGATTTCTTAATGTCTGCTCCATTCAAACGCGGAGAAGCATCTAATCAGGTCAGCAATCTTTTTCCTTCAACGAATAAGACAACGCCATCTGATTTAGTTTCCACTTTCGTTCCTCACGGACTTCGCCTACAACAAACCATTCAAGCATCAGGCTCAGTCACAATTCCTGATGGCGTGACGTGGGTTTATGTTGTGCTTACTGGTGGTGGTGGAAGCGGTGGTTCAATTCGTGGTGGGGGTGCAGGTGGTATTGCGTGGGGTTGGACACCTACTCAATCTACTTGCATCATTGGTGCTGGCTCAAATGTTGCCACAACAGATGGCGGTTATTCTCGGTATGGCAATGTTATTGCTGGTGGTGGTAGTTCAGGCAGTCTTGGTACTGCTCCAGCCGTAGGTGGCGCAGGTTCTGGTGGTACTGCAGGAGCAACAAACTATTGGGCTATTCCAGGTGGAACTGCAGGTGCAGCAAATACCAAAGGTAATCCAGGCGGTGGCGCAGGCGGTGGAGGAAGTGCAAGCGCTTTAGGTGGTACTGCAGGCGCTGGTGGTGATGGTATATCTGGTGGCGGTGGAGGTCTTGCAAACGTTTCAGGAACAGGTGATTTAACTGGTGGTGCAGGCGGTAATGGTTTAGCAGGTGGCGGCGGTGGCGCTGCTAATGCAAACACAGGAACACGCACTGGTGGTGCTGGTGGTAATGGCTTAGGAATTGACGGAACTATTTACACGGGTGGAACGGGCACATCAGGTTCATCAACTAATGGTGCAGGCGGCGGCGGTGCAGGAATGGCTGCTAATGGCTCTAATGCTTCAGGCACTAATGGCGGCGCAGGTGGTCTTGGTGGAGGCGGAGGCGGAGGCAGAGGAAGTAACACTGGAAATGAAGGCGCAGGCGGCGCAGGCATCCTCTATATTTTTTACTAGGAGCAAATGGTGAAAGAACTTATTAGACGTGGTGAAAGCGGTGGACAAGTATCCGACTGGAATCCGTCGAGCGATACGATCTCAGCTCCATCGCAAACATCATTCTTTGCTCCACACGGATTGACGTTGCGACAGACTATCCAAGCATCAGGTAGTGTCACTATCCCTGCTGGCATTGAGTGGGTTTATGTTGTAGTAGTTGCTGGCGGAGGTGGTGGCGCAACCGCAGGTGGTGCCGCAGGTGGCATTGCTTGGGGATGGACTATTCCACAAACTACGTGCATCATTGGCGCTGGCGGTGTAGGTGGCACACAAACTGTGACGCACACTACTGGTGGTTATTCCCGTTACGGACATATAATCGCTGGGGGTGGTGGTGCGCAATCTGCTACAGGTTTTCTAGGCGGCGGCGGTGGAGGCTTTAGCGGTAACGCTGGTTCAACAAATTATTGGGGTATTCCAGGCGGAGCAACAAGTTCTGGTCAAGCAGGACTTCCAGGTTCAGGTGCCGCAGGTGGCGCTAATAATGCTACTGCTGGTGGAACTGGTTTTAATGGCGGTAATGGTATTTCAGGTGGTGGTGCAGGTGTGGCAACTGGCACTGGTTCTTCAGCGCAAACTGGCGGCAACGGTGGAAGTGGTTTAGCAGGTGGCGGGGGCGGTGCTGTTACTCAAACTACAGGAACACGCACTGGT